TAAACCGCAACCTGTGGAGGTGTATTTCTTGGGCTTAACCTTTGTCTGGTCATTCTGAAACTCAAATAAATAGTAAACCGTTCCGACAATAGTTGTCTTTTCGTACAACGTCAGAGGCACATTTGAGTTAACAGTCGACTTAGTCAATAACATCTAAATCCTTTTTCTTTTTAGATTTTGGTTTATCTTCTACAATTTCCGCAATCGGTGGAATATCAGTTTCAAAAACATCTAATTGCAACACCTTGTATAAAGCAAAGTTCTCAGGATTATCTGTAATCACTCCCGAAAAGTGGCAACCGTTGTGCGGCGACTTCTTACTAAATGACATTCCTAAACATTCCCTTCTTATCATCATAACCGTAAAGTTAAAAAAAAAGGGCTGAATATTTCGTCAAGCCCTTGATTAAATTTTAAACAATCCTATTAAGAGTTTTCACCTTCAACTAAGATAGTGGCCATTAATGCTGACGCTACCGTGTATCTGTTTTGCTCTTTTGAAGTGATAGACACATTGTACCCGTTCATTTCAGCCATTGCTTTACCTGACATAGATTGAACTGTTAGCATCTCTGCTCCGTTCTCATATCCAAAAGCATGGTAAATATCGTTATTGTCTTGAACGATCACAAACAAAGGTGTACCCTGTGCAAGTTTTAATTCAGTGTTTTTTGTTTTGCTCAATTTGTAAAGCGCAGCCAAAACAATACTTTCAAAAACATTTGATCCTGTCAATGGATCAGTTGTGCTTGTACCATCAATAGATACAATCTCTTTACGTATATTAATACGTTTCAAAGAAGTTCCAGCCGCTTGAGTTAATGCAGTAATTTCACCAGCAACGATCGTTGCACCACCAGCGATATCATCCCAATTTCCCCAAAGTAAAGAACCCTGCTTAATACCACCTGCGCCGTTGTTACATTCATACGGGAATCCCGTTGTTAAAGTACACGCCATAATTTCTTTATGTTTTAAAATAAGGGATAGAGCCTAAACCCTATCCCGTAATATGTTAATTACTATGATCCGTGAATTGTAAACTCAACGATGTCCTCAGTAAACATGATCTGAGTACCACGTGACCACTGAGCCTCGTAAATTACTTTCTCATTAGTCACTGGGTCAATTCTCATTGATACCTCTTTGTCTGATTCTAAGTCCATACCCAAAACTAAGTTTGAAGGATAAGTCAAGAACATACGACCGTAAGTTGCTAGTGTTCCAGCAGACAAACCGTAAGTAGGTTTTAGTTTTACGTTAGTTCCAATGATAGTGTATTCTTGATCTCCACCTGTGAAGTGGAACAAGTTTGCAGCAAGCAACGCTTGTTGATACATTTGAAACCATGACCAAGGCATATAAAGAACTAAGTCATTTCTGAACTTCAAGTTATTTGGAATAGCCAAATACATGTTTCTAACTGCTGCGATAATATTAGACAACGTTACAGTTGTTTGGTTATCTGTGTTACCATCTACTGGTGAACCAGCGTCAATGTATTTAATCCAACCATCGTATTTATTCCAGTTTGCAGCAAGTGAAGTTGTATCACCTTGCCAGTCGCTTAGCTCCAATTGGTTGTTAAGTTTTGCTTGTTTTTCAGAATAATAGAAAGCAGCCCAAGTATCTGGCTCCATTTGTTTACCGTTAAGCAAACCTTGCTTCATATTCATCTCCATATACTTTCCAGCAAGATCATCAAAACAGATGTCCTCACGTACACGGATACGTCCTACCGTCAAAGTCTTTTCAGTCAATGTAGTTGTCCCAGCAGCAGCGCCACCGCAACCACCACCTGATTGGAAGATAACGTCAGTTTCTCCAAAATGCAATCTCATTGATCCTTTGATGCCGTTTTTAATTGTAACACCTGCGGCAGTCATTTCTGGTGATACTTGAATCTTTCCTACTAAGGGAAACTCATTTTCATTTACATAGTCTGTTAGACCTGATACTACTAAACTCATAATTATTATTTTAAATCGTTAGTTAATTTATCCATCCAAGGATATTTTGATTTTTCTTTTTCCATGTTAAAAGCCGATTTAACTGGCTTAACTGGTTCTTTTGATTCTTTAGCGCCTACCAGTTTTTTGATTTCATCTAAAGTTTCTTTTGTGAACGCCAACGTTTCAGTGTTCTGCTTTTTTAAAGCGTCGATTTCTCCGTTCTGATGTTCAATTGTTTTTGTTAGGTCTGCGATTTGTTTCTCAAATTCAGATACCTTTTCAATTCTTTCAATCAGTCGTTTAACTGCTGCATTTTCTGCTGGTGCTGTAGATGCTGATTTATCATCCTTCAGTTCTTCACCTGCTGCTGCTGGTTCAGTTATTGACGCAATTACACCTTCTACTTCTACCATGATCTCACGACCGTCTGAAAGTACATATGGCGTATCTGATGCAGGTGCAGGAATAGGCGTACCCTCAGAATCAAATAAAGCCATTGCTGCCCCTACTTCAACTGCTGGTTCAATCATTACTTTTGTTTCACCGTCTGCTAACATTAGTTCTTCAAACTTCTGTGCAACGGCTGTATCTTCTTTTGAGAAGTAAGCGACAAATGCCTCGAATGCTTCTTTTAAGTTTAGTTCCATGTTTTTGAATTTATTATAAAGGGATTTAGTTTTAGGGTTTGCGGATTCTACACTTGATAAAAAATCTTCTATATCGGTTTTAAAGTATTTATCGATTGCTTCTTCGATGAATTTACCTTCAATACTGAAACCGTTGAAAGTTCCGTCTAAGGCTTTCTGATAGATTTCTTCATTGTTGCATTTAACCACTCCGAACCAACTACCATCGGCTTCAGTCTTAAATCCATCAGGCGCTTTAATTCCTTTTGCAGAATCTATTTGCCATTGGTTTAAAACATAAACACCATCTGAGAGTTTGCCCGTCTGGTGCATCTCATTCATATTGCGGTTTAACCCGTTGAATGAAAAGTTCTCTACGATCTTATCAATTGATTTTTTATCAAATACAACTTTGTAAGCACCACGCTTTTGATCTATGCGTAATATTTCTAAGTCGGCTATCATAAAATAACCCATTAGTTTACGCTCAGATTTATCTACTTCTTTGAATTGGAAGTGATTCTGTTTATTGAAGGCCATGAAATTAGATTCAATGGCTGGTTCATCTACGAGTGCTATTTGAAACTCTAAGTTATCCCCGTCCGGTAATGTCAGTCTAATAACGTCCATACCCTAAAAGGAAATTAGGATATTGTTTTGCGGATTCTAAATAATTTACTAAATTTGAATCATGGAAGCAAACGAATTGAGATATGGTAATTTATTACACACAAATAGAATGGAATTAAACGAGGTTATTTGTATAAATACATTATCAAGGCATCCCGAAACAAATGAGATTTTATTGGCTACAAATTATTTCCCACATCTTTTATTGTCTCAATGTGAACCAATCCCATTAACAGAAGAATGGCTTTTGAAGTTTGGGTTTAGTAAAAAAGATGTAGCGGGCTGTGATCCTTATTATTTCTACAATAATGAATTTTTTGAAATAGGCTGGAGAGTTGATGAACATTTAGATGTTTCTTTTTCAGGAAATAATTATTCAAATGAATTTCCTCACATAAAATATGTGCATCAATTACAAAACCTATTCTTTGCTTTGACGGGTGAAGAACTAACTACCCAAAACTAGCTAACGCTTCAATAGCCGCTACCTTGCCTTGTGTTTTTGTGATGTCAGATTCAAGTACATACACCTTCTGAGGTTCATTATTTAAGAAAGTACTACCAGCCTGAATTGGATTGTTTGGTGTTGTGTTGCCTACATTCTCTACTGAATCACCCGCGTTGCTTACACTTCCAACTGATGCAGTACCACCACCGTCAAACTTTGCTGACCCAATCGCCGCAATTTTTGCGGCTGCAAACACACCAGCAGCAGTGGCAGCAAGTCCTTTGATAACTAATCCACCCGGTGTATTTGCAAAAGTAGATAGCACCGCTTTCGTTCCATCAATCGCAGCCTCTGCCATATCTAGGGCTTTCTTTATTTGGAATTGACGTTTAGCACGTTTAGCCCTACTTTCCTCATCTTGTTTGCCTAAATTATTTGTAATTGTAAAGATACTTTGAGTTAATCCAATTACGGATTTTGTATAGTCTTCTACTAGTTTTTGCTTTGCTAATTGCTTTTGCTTTTCAAGTTCAATTTCAGCCTCGGCCTCTGCTATTCTACGCTTTGACTCTTCTTCACGTTCCTTATCGGCCTCTGCCCTTGCTGCTTCTTTTTCCTTCTTTAATTTTTCTGCAAATTCTCGGTCTGCTTCATCAAGTGAATATAAGTACTCAAGATATTTCTCTTGCTCTAGTTTTCTTATTCTCTCGTCTTCTTCTGCTTTCTTTCTTGCTATTTCCGATTGTTTGTCGCTTTCTTCTTTTTTCAAAGCAGTTATATCTGTTTCAGCATCATAAATCGCTTCTTCTTGATCTCTCAAAGAATCCTCTAAAATCTTCTTGGTAGTGTCGTACTGAATGCCTATTGAACTTAAAAATTCCTCTAAAGATTTACCACGTAATTCTGCTTCTACTGTGTAACGATCAATAGTAGCCTGAATAATATCCTTATTACTTTGAAGTATTGCTTCTTTTTCAGCCTTAATATCTTCTAATTTTTGAAGACGTAAAGCATAAGAACTTTTACCTTCTGCTTCATAACGTGCTATTTGTCTATCAAATTGCTCTTGTCTTTCAGTGTGGGCTTTTGCTTGTTCGGCACGTTCGGCTTTGATCTCCGCCATTCGTTTTTCATACTGCTCAGTATTGGCCTTTGATAGTTGCTCTCTTGTTGTGCCTAGTTTTTTCTCTGCCTTGTCTTGCTCATTAAGATAAATTAGAATCCAACCAATCGGGCCGAGTAGTGCAAGTACAATATTTTTCCAATCACTAAATACTGCAACTACGGCTTTAATGTTTTTAACAAGCAAATAAATACCAGTACCTAAAGCAGCAACACCAACTATTATTAAACCAATAGGATTTGCGGTTACAGCAGCATTCCAAACCCATTGAGCAGCGGTTACAACTTTTAATAGGGCTGCCTTTGCACCCATTGCCACCATTGCAAGTTTATCTTGAATGATTCCTTTGGCGGTTATAAATTGGCCTACTTGTTGTACCCCGTTTAGAATACCCTGAACGGCAATAATGTTTTTAATCGATTCCTCTACCTTCTTAGAATCAGAACCAAACAAAGCCATTGCACCACTTGCCGCTTGGAAACCTCCCGCAATTGCAGAACCAGCACCAACCAAAGCATCTAACTTACGAGTGTCAGAACTTAATGCATTGACTTTCTGGTTAACGTCTCCGATCTTGTCTGTTAACTCCCCAGCCGCTTTGGATAATTCTTTGAACCTTGCTGAACCCTCATCGAGTCCAAGCAATTCGTTCTTCATCTCTTTTAACTGAGCCTTTAAAGACTTAATCTTTGTTTCGCCTTCACCAGTACCTTGAACACCTACCTTTAAAATTATTGTTTCTTCTGCCATGTTAGTCTTGAACTAGAATTAAATCATATTCGCCCTCTATTATAGAATTACTATTTGTTACATTTGAGCATGATATCTTTGTGATACTTTTGGCTTGTAGAATATACGGTGAAGATCCGTCGTAATTATTTTCTATATAGCTACTGCCTGAATTATTTAAACCCACCTGAGTCTTTAACTGATATACCCCACCAAATGGTTTATTAAGTAGTTGTACGGTGCAAGAACTATTAGCCACTGTGTTATACATGTGTGCTCTGAATCTCATTAAATATGCCTTATACCCAACTGGAACCATGTATATTGATGAAACACTTTGATTTAAAGTCGCTGGTATGTTGCAAGTAATCGTCGCATCAGTTTGTGCTGTTGCTGTAATTGCCCCAACATTATTTCCTGTTGAACCAGCTGTTAACACTTGCATTAAATGAATATGAAAATAACTATTTACTGTGGCAACGTTTGCCGTTCCGTTCATTGTGATTGTTTCACTTGCTGCATTATAACTACCATCAATACCTCGTATTATAATAGTTCTTGCACCTGTTCCCGCACTTGTATCGTTTACAGAAGTAGATGTAATATCATGAATCCTAGCAACAGTCGGAGCAACATAAATAGAGTTTTGCCCCCATAAATCTTCTGGTACTGACCCCGTGTCTACATCATCATTAAATCCAAACTTTGTAATTAACGAGTGTTTTGGGATATTCCCTTTTGCTACCTCTAATGAAAAATCCTTTGGTTGTAAATATGCCATTAGTTAATTATGTTATAAGTTAATAACTCACCATTCCATCTTAATCTAATACTTTCGTTTTCTACTAAATCAAATTCAGCCGAAGTATTGTCTATTGTATAAGGTGTAGCGTCTATGTAAGTTCTGTTAGTCGAGTCAACGCATTTAATGAAGAACTCAGATTCAGATGAATTTAATCTCATTAAAACAGACGATGAGCCTCCGTCTAAATTATACCCATAAACCACGTCATCAACAGTGAAAGACGATCTCTTTGTAACCCAATAGTTATTTCTTTTCCCGTCGATATAAGTGACGTTAGACTCAGTTACTGTAACATCGCTTGTATTAATTAGGGTCACGTTTGATAGTCCTGCCTCAATAATATTGTTTGATCCTTGAATCTTAATATTCGTTGTTTCTGAAAACACCCGATTGTAGTTTCCGTATATTTCTAAGTACTCTGTTCTTTGACCAATTAGATTCCCTTCACCTTGAACTGTTGAAGTCTTGGTTGTTGATGAGTTTCCATCTGGCGATGCGCTTTTACCTTTAGCAGAAAGTGATTCGGTCATATCAACGTTACCACCAGTTTGCGCTGGCACTCTTGGTTCTGTTGCTCCTGTTATAATTGTATTCGTTGCCGTGAAATCACTGGCTGAATTTATTTTAAAGAAAGTACACAAAGTAGATTCCTCGCTTGTTGGGTTATAGCCCTCGATTGATTGAAGTCTAAAGAATGCGTAATCAAATTCGTATTGCTTATCAAAAGTGAAGTTCACATAGTCTAATGGTCTAAGGTGAACGTAGGCTTTAACTATTCGGCTATCTTCATCTGTAACCTCTCTTAGATGTTTACCGTAGTATTTATTGACTAGGTTGTTATCTGTTGAGTCGATATCATGCAAGTTGTCATCGTAATAAACTTCTTTTACTAATCCCCAATTAATATCTAAAGTAGGGTTGTAAGGATCATCCCAATGACCAGCGTATGGATATTCAGTGTAAGTATCAACCAAAGGCAAGTAAGGCCATGAAAGTATATAGTTAATGTGATTCCATGCGTATGTCGTTGGCTTCATTCCCGCATAGTACAATAGTCTTATATTGTGCTTAGTGCTTATTGGTTGCCCCGTCTGATTGAACTGCTCAATAGTAGGTAGAACTAAATCTGAATTAGGTTGTGCAACCATTGTAGTTGGTGAAAAAATAGTCTCAATCTTTTTTACACCGCTTAAAAACTCGGAGTTAACATCTACCGTTCTATCACCGTAGATAAATTGCCAATCGTTTTGGTATTTCTTATTCCAATAGTCGTTGTCTGGTTTGTCTACAAAATAGAATTGTTTTGCGTCTAAACTACCCATTGGTAATTGCTCAACATCTTTGGAGCGATCTATTAACTCATGTATGTTTTTAACTGTCGCACCTAGATAATCGTCTCTTGTTTCAATGATTAAGTTGTACGGGTTGTCTGGATCAATGTCAATCCAAAGGTTAAACTTCTTTAGAATAGATGTAAGGAAGTCTATCTGTTTTACTTGAGGCCAAAGCACTTTGTCCATAGTCAAAGTATTACCCTCTTGCAACATGGTATTTGAAACCTTGTTGTAAAATGATCCCACCGAACAAGTGATAGTTGCCGTACCTGAATAGTAAGTACCTAAGTTGTCTACAAAGAAATCAGTATTATAAGTAAAAGCCCCGTTCTTATGCCATAATCCAGCCTTTACGGAAACATGTACAATATCCCCAGCAAGTAAAGGAAATGCGCTGCCGCCTATCTGGTATCTGTCTGGTGGTTCGACCGCTCTACCAGTTAAAGATGTATCGTTAGGGTATATGCTCCAATGCTTTGCGTTTAGATAATCGTCATCTGGATAAGTTGGTGTTGAACTCGTAGACCTTGCCCCTGAATAGAAAGTGGCATCATCTTTTGAAATATAGAATGGTTGCTGTGCAATTATCACAGGAGTACCCGTTGAAACTGGAGTGTGATACATTTCTATAAACCCGTCGACCTCACAGCGTGTCTTTACGTTCGATCCAGTGGAAGGCGTAAAGGTTGCCTGAATTTCTAAGAGAGCGTTAATATCGTAAACTCCAGAACTTACACAAGTCCATTCCCCTGTTGCTGGGTTATAGTTTAAACCAGTATCAAATAGCTCGTTAGTAAATATGATAGTATCGTTTGACGAATAAGCGTTATTCGGAAGGTTGCCCGTTGTGGTTGTTCCAGTACTATCAAACTCAGGAGTGTTAGCCGCAAATTCTCTGTCTGCTATTTCAGCACTTGTTAATTGGTAACAATCAGGTGAAGTAGGTATAATCAAATGCTCACAAACCGACCCATCTATAAAAGAACTCGTATAGGTTCTGCCAGTTCTGTAAATGATTTTCTTTAGGATATCCTTAACGTAAAGTGAACAACCGATTTGAGTGTAAGTAAAATCAATTGAATTAGAACTTAATCCATAATCGATAAGTGGATAAACGTATCCAGTTCCAAAGTCAAAAGGAATAAACCCGCCGTCGTACCATATCTCAGTCTCCCAAGATTTTTGTTGAATCTCTTTTGTGAATGAATGATCGTAAACATCAAATCCCTCATCCATTGGATTAGCACCAGACTCGTAAAGATCAATCATGTACAGTTCCTTGATATCCGCAAAGAAATCTGCAACCTCAGAATACATCGTACAATCGTAAACTATATCCTGAGCGTCATTTACTTTTACCTCGTTTAACTTAATGAATCCGTTTATAATAACCTCTGAGTCTACTTCGTATCGAACTGCTGCTTTCGCGTTAACGTCGAATAACCGATTGATAGCGTTGTACTCAAAGTAGTGGCTAAAGATTTGATCTGATTCTTTTGAACGTGGTATTGAAATAGTTTTTGAATACGTAGCCTTTCTGGTTGACGGATCAGATATATCAGTAATAGATTTATTGATAGATGGATTCAGCCCTTGTGATAAAGGAATGTAGGTATTTTCTATATAAAGTCTTTCAACTGCCATTTATTTTATTATCTTTGTTTTGCGGTTGGTTTAGCTCACTGGTTAGAGCGCCTCAGCTGATGGTAGAGGGTTAGTAGGTAGTTCGATTCTATCACCTCCGCTTTTTTCATCATCTTCTTTGTCTGTGGTTTGACTGACTTAATTTAAGCTCCAATTCTAGGATAAAGATTTTATCAATACTTGTTTCCTTTTCAGTCCATGAACTTGCGTTTACTTTTTCGTAGGCCAAATAATTCTCAGCCCCCGTATGATCTGTAAACTGTAAATAAAGTTCTCCCGATTCTACCAATTGCTTTAGCCATTCGTTTTGCTCAGTAGTTAATGGATTAGATCGAATCGTTAATGTGTCTTGTGTCTTTACAAAATTTGTTACTTGGGCTTGATCTTGGTATCGTCTTGATATTCCCGATGCGGTTACAGGATATTTTTCTGTCTTATATCCTTTGCGTTCGATCTCTCTTTTTTGCTGTGAACGTGCATTAAAATTGAAAGCGTCAAATGATCCAAATCTATTCTCAAAGAAAACCCTTCTTTTTTCGTAGCGGCATGGTTCATCTAAAATGAAAGTCAAGGTTTCACTTGCAACCGTTCCAGCAGAGTCGATTAAGAACACTTCGTAACTCGCAACATCACTTGTTATAATTGGATTCGGGCCGCCTGAAATCCATACACCTGTCATGTTGTTAATATGCTCTGGCCCTGTTAACACCAAATACATTCGTGAAGATGTTAATGCCTGACTTACTGTTATGGCCTTAATGTTTGTAGCTATTGTTGAGCCTGCTGAATCGTAAGTAACATAAACAACCCGATCTATATCAGTAGGTGTATCAGTTAGAAATGCGTGAGCGCCCAAATCATTAATAGACACGTAATTCGTTTTCATGTCCGTTAAGAACTGAGCGTCCAACCCGTTAGTTACATTACACAAATAATCGTTCGGAGTCCACCCCATTAACTCTTGATCTGTTAAAGCACCTTGAAATAGATATTTTGCAGAACCTACCACTGTGTCGGCAACTACCGTATAGACACCAGCAAGTAAATAAGAGTAACCGTATTTAACCGTGACCTTTATAACTGACTGTTGCCCTGTTGATCTTGCTCCCAATGAAAAAGGAACTGTGAAATTGTAAGGAATTAAAACAGAGTTACACGCGCTTTCACAATATCGACCTATATCAACTGTGCCATAACCTAAAACTGAGTCAGGTGTCACCTCAAATCTCTTGTAGGTAGGTGATGAAACGTTTTCGATGTAAACATCAATGATATATTTAAACCCCGTTAACGCTTTGGTTGGTGCGTCAGTTTCGTTTACTACTATTTCCTGACGGTTGTAGACAGGTGAAAAGGAAACTAAATCTGTTAATATTGATATTGAACTTGCCATTACTTATTAAAATCTAATGTTATATCTACTTCAATTGCCCTGCCCATCATTTCACTTAATGCCTCTGCAAATTGCTTTTTAAAATCCCCGTTTACCACTTCATCAATAAAATGGTTTGCTCTTATCCCTGACCTCCAAACCGTTTCACGTACTGCAAATGGATTCTTATTCGCTAAGTATGCCCACTGAGTAAATAAAGGAGGTTTCTTTCCTTGCTTAAAACTAAATGGTGATTGTGGGGCTTTGTTTCTCCAAGTTGTTCCGCCCTTCATTTTACCACCTACACCTTGAACTCCCTCATTGATGAAGTCGGCATAGTTCAAAGCAGTGATTGATACGCTCAAAGTATTGCCGTCAAATTTAATCGGTTGGGCTATTATGGATTGTTCTAATGCCTTAGATGTGGTTAGTCTTACTTTGCTTCTTAACGACTCTCTCAAATCATTCATGGCAAGGTTACCCCAGTCTTCTACTAAGTCACTGAAGGTTTTACCCGCAGCCTGTTTGAATGCCTCATCTGATATACCTAAAACCTCTGACATTATTTATTCAATGCTTTTTGTATTTCGTCTATTCTGTCTTGCTCTTCTTTCTTTATAATCATAAATGTCAAAAGGTTGAGCGCATAAGTAACACTCAGTTTTTGAAAATATGGGTACTTCGTTTTATCACCGTCAGCCATTTGGTCAAGAGTTGAAAGCCAACCTATGCGTTCATATAGTCTATTTCCTCCTGTACTTTCTGTGTCGCTATCTTCATCTGGTCTATTGAATACGTAAGGGTATCGTGAGTTAAGGTTTCTGAGAGACTGCAAAAAAAAACCGCAATTGGATTAGCAACCTTTAACGGGAGTTGTTTGAATGATTCAATCCTTTCGATTATCTCACCTTCTGGTATTTCAATTACTCTACCCTTCCAATCAACCTCTTGACATATTTGGAACACTGTGTTGTGTAAATTATCCAAAGCCTTTTCTTTATCTCTGATCGTATTCATTGAACTCATGTAACCATCAAAGTCCATCTTAGTTGCATCGACTGCATCCAACTTTGAATCTAATCCACTGAGACGTTTAACCGTTTCCAAAATCCGTTTAAACATATTTCGTTTCAACAAATTAGGATTGGTAATCACTTTGTACCGCCTACCTTCAAATCTGAAATCAGTTATCAACTTCAAAGGCAAATCAGACTTTAGAAAGTCCTGCATCTTGGCAAGGTCTTGCATAGTGCAATTCTCTTCTACCCAATCAGGCTCTTGATTAGTAAGTAAGCAAACCCGTTTAACCAGTAGGTTCAATTGCGCCTCTGCATCCTTTGGGTCTTCACTCAAAGTCTTGTAAACAGCTACATACTGCTCAATAGTTATATTTTTCCAACTTGATGGTAACATACTTATAAAGGTATTTAGTTCGTGTTTTTGCGGTGTTTTTAAAGCTGTTTGAAAACAAATTTATGATTAGACTTTTCTTTCAGCTTGTTGAGTGCCACATATCGCAGCGCATCAATAAGGTGATTCATAAAATCAACTGGCTCGTTTGTTGGGTTGTTTGTCTTGCGATCTGTTTTCCATTTGTAAGACTTGAACTCTTTGGTTAAATTCTCACCAATCAAATAAATATTGAAGCGTTTGAGGATATCAATTGAGGCTGTGATGGAATCTTTACCCTTCATTGCGGGTTCAACTTTCAATCCCATTCGTCTGAGTTCTTCAATAGACTTTGGTTCTGCACTATCGCAGATGTATCGGTTTGATTTATCCAACTCTTTGTAAAGGTCTTGGTTGGTTAGTCCTGATCGGTATAGTGATTCTTTAACATAAAGGTTGCCATCTGATTTGAATACGTCCACACTTGCTGATGGGTCATTCGTAAAACCAAAGTCTAATCCTGAACCGATGTATTCAGCACCTTCTGGAATATCAGTCGCTTGTTTCCATTTACGGAATACCAACCCCTCTATCTTGCCTGTCATTCCCCTAGCATAAACCTTCCAAAGGTCTTCATCTATTTCCTTTAGCCCTTCGATCTTATCCCGAACCTTCTGAGATAGGAAAGGGTTGTGTTCGTGCCACGTTCTTAGAAACTTTACACCATCTTTACCTATGTAGTCATGGATATAAAACTCTTCATTGGGATTGTAGTCAGTGAATGTGCGTTTACGAGTACGTAGGTATATCTCATCAAAGATCGGCTTTGGAATACCATTCACCTCATTAAAGAAAGTATAATCCCTTTTACCTGATTTAGCGTCTTGAAAGTCCTGAAACGATTTGAAGTGCATTGTCGAACCGCTAACGAACTCGTAAAGCCGATCTGTCTTGTTGAATGCAACTATTAACTTCTTTAGGTCTTCTGACCCATCAACGATATCCTGCGCATCTTTTAATGCACCTACCTTTAGATTGGGTATTGACTGACCAACCACTAAGATGTCGCACTTCTCACGAATGGCTATTGAGAATAAAGCCTGAAGGATTGCTACAGTCTTGCCGCTTGACGTTCCACCTTGATTGATTATAAGGTCTTCGGTTGCGTTTAGATTGGCTAGGTATAATTCTGAGGTTTTAAACATTCAATTGTCTCATGTTGCCACCGTATAGACAACTGGTTTTACTAGGATTCTTCAATTTTAGGCGTTCCAGAAACAACCTCTGGCTTCACCTCTGTAATCGTATGCTTTAAATTCTGATTAACGTCCTCAGAGTAGCCGCCATGATTACGCAGCCAGAACTGACTACCCATGTAAGTGCCGCCCCAGTAAAGCTTTTGTTCGTTCCAATGGGTCATGAATAGGCGGAATCTATTAATAACGTAAGAGAACTCTTCTGATCGTTTCTCATAATCATACATTGATTGGACTGATGCAAAGCCTAAAAACAATGCAACGCCTGACAAAGTATAGATACCTTTACCAGTCTTTTTATCTGCGTCCTCGTAGTCTAAGTATTCGGCTATCTTCTTATTCATGACTTTAGGGTCATCATACTTTGGTGGTTGCCCTCCTGTATTACCTAATGCGAATAGATTACCTATTGGTGCTGCCATAATGCTTCTAATTCCTTAATAGTCCTTTCCTCTTCCTTCTTAATATCAATTATTTCAATCTTGACTTCTGTGTCAGGATATTTCAAAAGCATTCTATCAATGACTTTTTCGTTACTTGGAGACTTTCCTTTCTCGTCTCTACCCTCTTGAGCCATACAATTCTAATATTTGTTCGTCTGTTATCATTGGATCAGGCATTAAGTAACCTGAGTTCTTTTCAATCATTTTGAAGCGTCTTATCTTCCTTCCTTTGTATGTGCCTCCTAATTCTTGAAATTGATCAGTATTGAAAACAAAAACATAATCAGGATATCTTGATCCTAGTTTATCAAGCATTTCATCTAATACGGATGTATCTCTACCTTCCTGTGCCATTACTTCCTGATGGTTGGTTTATAAACTTTACCCTCTCGTCTCATTCGATCTGGTATGTCGCTGATCTTGTTTATTACGATGTCTATTCCGAGTGGTTCGTTTTGCTTTTCAACTTGCTCTTGATAGTTATCGTACAACTCTAAGTCTCGTTTTGTTTGACCCATTGAATAGAAGAACTTAGCAACTATCAATATGGTTAGGATATAAATTATGTGTGTTATCATACTGCTTTTGGTTTACCGTTACTGTTTACTAATAATTTAATATCAATTTCTAATTCAGGCTTTTCAATTACTTTCTTTAGTAGTTCTGCTTTCTTGTAATCAAATACATTCGCATGTTTGAACTCTCTTAATCCGTAGCTTACCCCGTCCTTTGCAAAGGCAATATACATCTCACCAGATTGTAAGACGAATTTACCGTGTCTTCGTTGCTCTCTTGTGAATCTATCCTTTTTCATTCAATTTTAAATGCCTCTTTTATAACAGCTATTAAAATAGCCATCCATAATGGTATTAATGCAATCCACCAAGACACGTCAATAAGTCCAAAAGCCTTTAGCAGTATGCTTATTATCAATATAATTCCTAGTGGTGTCAACATATCTTATTTTTTGAACAGTAACTTAATGAATAAATAGATTGTTCTTGGTGATTCTAACGGATTTGAATAGGACATAATTGGTTTTGTACCGTTCTTTTTTAAGAAATATCCCATCATTTCCATTGATAACCACATAAAAAGTGCAAATATTAGTGCGTTATAGTTCATTGCTTAATAGTTTAATTAGTTCTTCTTTGGTTGTCTTGTTGGTGTACTCCAATCCTTTCTTCTTTGCTATTGATCGGATTTGATGCATCTTCATGCCATCGAATTTAATCGGCTCATTATGCAATGCCGTAAACTCTAAATGACTAGTGTTAATGCTTATTGGTTTATCATAAGAGTTTAATGATTCGATTATCTCTTGCTTCAACTCCTTAACCTCTGGTGAATCTACTCCTTTGAAGTCTACCGTCTCAATAGTTGCTTGTGGAACGTCTGGAATGTGTTGTGATACTTCATGGACTAATTCCCGTCTCCAATTGTAAACGAAAGTAAGTAGATCGTGAATACAACTACCGCAACTTAAATCTGTCTTAGGTGCGATTGTATTACTATGTGGATAGATAACCACTCTACGTTCTGGTAAGGCTTTAAACTCGTCCCAAATGTTTGCAAGGTCTTGTAGTGCCTCACGATCCGAAAATCCGTGACCGTTCTTCCATGCCTCAATATGTCGAGCGTACTTGTTTGTTTCTGCTATGAAGTTCATTATGAAAAGTATAGTTTAATACAAAAGCCTATTAAGGCCAATGCTAAAATAAATTTAATAACACCTACTACTTCGTTGTCTGGTTGTTTGTCTGGTGATTCTGTCATAAAATCTTATGTATTAGTTTATACATTATCGGTAAAGATAAGAATAAAATGTTAAACGTGAGCATTGTGAATAAAATTCCTAGCCAAAAACTTAAACAAGTTCCGCAATTGATTGGCTTTCGGTCTAACCACATGGTTAAATTGTTACGGTATTTATAACCAAACTCAGACTTTGTCATAAACAAAGGAGGTACTATTATATTTAACCACATCCAAACGAGTGAAGCGATTACAAAATATGTTTTAACGTCTTGCATTTCTCTATTATGTATTTAATTCTATCTGCTGCCATTTCTCTGTCAATTCCTTTACGCCTTTGAATCTCGATATAACTACCGTTACATTCAATGTACGCTCTGATCCATGCGTTTTCTGTTGGTGTTAAATGCTTTCTAATCTCTACCAAGTAATCAAAATAAGGTTCGTAAACGTCTTGAACCTCTGAATCTGATGGCTCTGATTTTTCTTGCCTAACCTTTTCGTGTTTCATTACGGTGTAAATCCATGAACGTAAACCGCCTGACTCGTGAAGGGTTCTGATCTTTGATTCGTATTTATAGCACTCTAGTATTGTGTATTGTCTTAGTTCGTTTTGAAGGTCGGCGTTTTTAGCAAGGTGTTTAGCCTGTGCCTCTATCATTGGTAGTATTTCAAGTATCAAATTATTCAACTATTAACTTTGCTAATTCAATTTGCTGCGATTCATTACGGCTGAACGTTTGCATAATACCTCCATTTACTTCTTGCTGTATCAACCAGTTCTGTTTGTGAGCAGCGCAGATTATCTTTTTACCTTGCTTCTTTGCTTCCAAACTTAATACTAGATCACTCATGCACTTGAACTCTGATTTGTAAATATCAATGGGATTAAAGTCATCAGTTCTAAATCCCATCACACCCGTACCTCCGACGTCTACAAACATATCTAAAGGCTGCTCATCTCTGAAATCAAATACTTGATTTCCCCTGTAATATGAATTAACTGGTCGTTTCAATATTCTACCGTGATATGTGATAATGGTTCTGAATTTGTCTATTAATTCAATAGTATGTTGAACGTAATTGTTTGGATAGATGATATCTGAATCGGCTGAAAAATAATAACAAGGTGCTGACTGGTGTTGCAAGTAAAAGAACTTTCCATTATCCGTATAGTCCGTGGATTTTGTGTTATCGTAGATGTAAACTTTATCACACTGTTTTATTAATGAGTTAACCGCTTTCTTTAATTGTTCAGGTCTTTCTCCCTTATGCGCTATGCACGCTATCTTCAACATCTCTGTATGATTTCTTAGTTTTTATTCTACTTATAGTATTCATTCCACAATTAAAAGTATCCGCAATAAGAGTTTGATTTATATTTCTGGTTAACAAATATCTAACCCCTCTAACCATATCAGGTGTTAAACTCATCTTCTTTAATCCAAGCGATACCGCATGATCTCTATTCTCAATATTAGTAACCCATTCCAGATTTTCAACATTATTATTCAATCTGTTACCATCCTTATGGTTAACCTGTGGTTTGTTTTCTGGATTCGGAATAAATGCCATAGCAACTAATCTATGGCCTTTAATTGTCTGCTTTGTCTTACCGTCTTTATACAACTTAAAATGAGGGTAACCTCTACCGTCAAACGCCACTCTTAATAATTTACCGTTTGACTTATTAGTGCAACTCATCACATTACCTTTGTTACTAACCATGTATTGCGGAAACCCTTCTATAATTTTCCAAATCTCTTCACTCATCTGTATCTATCTTTAATTTCGTTGATCTTCTTTGCACGTTCCACTTGATCGATTCCTTGACCTAGACTCTTTTGCTTTGCGTGTCGTCGGTAAAAGTACAAAAAAGCATTTGAATAATCCAACTTAAAACCATTCTTTAACAATTTCATATTCAAATCGTATTCCTCAGCACACGTCAAACCCTCATCAAATAAGAACTCTTTTAAGATTTGTGACTTATAAACAACAGTACCACCATGTATAACGTTAGACGTTAGTAGATCGGTTAAGGCTGGGTAGTGTAACTTAGGCTCTTGCTTTTCGGTACGGCCTGAGAATGATATGTGACCCTCAGTATAGATCACCGGATAACCAAAGAAGTTCACCGCCTTGCCGTGTATAAAATCTGCACCCGATTCTAAAAGCGTTTCAATTGATTGGTGAATTGAGTATTGAGGTAGCAAATCATCTTCACTTAGGTATCGAATGTACTCGCCGTTTGCCAACTTAATCAGAGCGTTTAGGTTCTCTGATGCGTTCATGTTCTCATGGCCTTCGATCAGATCACTTGTAAGCAATTGTATTTTGCCGTTGTATCTTTGGTTCATTACGCTCTTAACAGCCTCGTTAAGCCATCCACGATCTTCTTTGTAGTAGATAATTACGCTTACATCTGGATTCATTATGCTTTAATAACATTATAAGACGTGATTAAATCATTACCACACAACACACCATAAACCCAACGGTACGAATAAAATCCTTTAAATCCATCAACCTTAAAATCCACAGTCAAAACCTTTCCTTTTTTCTTGTAAGTAGTTATAAGAACCTTATCTCCTTTTAATAGCGGCGGGTTCTTTAACTTCCAAATTTCCTTTTGTAGTTCATGATAACTTAACTCAAGAAATTCAATTCTTTTTAATAACTTCTTATTTCCAAACATAACTTATATCCTTAATAGTTGTTTCAATCGTTCACCAGTCGCTTTATATCCGTGTCGCTCCTTTGTTTCTAAGTGGATTCTCTCAGCCCTTGACATGGTCAGATACTTCTGTGAATCTTCAATAGCACTTTGGAATTGGTATTTATTCTTAACCGTTATAAATGGGTGGTCACCGTAGGCCTCCTTATACGTTCTACCTTCTAAGTCTTGAGTGATAACCAGTTTACCAGCCATTGCCGCCTCCAATGCAGTCACACCAAAACAACCGTAAGGCCGCCCGTTTAACTCTGGTTTGAATAGTTCAATGTAAACGTCACACTCTTGCATTCGTTTTATCTGCTCTGCATGGCTCACTTGCTTTAATCCTACTCTGATCTCAAATGTATCTCGGAATGGTTTAAGCATCTCAATTATTTCGTTTGTTCCTTTAACCTCTGGGTTGGATGGGTAGTGGCCTATTATTAGTTTCTTGCCTATCTCTTTGGGTTTGTAAAGGTTTTCATCTACTGCGCTTACCAAGTACTCCATTTTACCAAGTACCTGAAATTCGGAATGATCTGAGATAACTGACTTTGCACTTTGGAATAGTTCGTTAAAATACTTTGGTGATTCTCTGTAACGAGTTCCTGTATGTGCAACGCTGAAATTAGGATTCTGATTCAAGTCAAATAAGACAGGGCAACTATGACAGATTAAAACGTGATCGGCTTCCGCGCTTAACGTCTTGAATGTTTCACGGCTCACAACCTTCGATTCACTATCGTAGTTGAAAGGGTGTTTGCTTAGTGTGGTATCTATACAGTCAATACCAATTGAACGTAAAGCCTTACCTAAAGAATGTCCGTAGTTGCCGTAGTCGTTGCTTGAACTGATTAATATCATTTTGTAAACTCTTGTATAATAAAACCAATGAATGAAACAACTAAACCGACCATCATAATCAGTACATACCAAAATGATAATGCGTTAATAAATTTTCTCATACCTTATCGTAGTTTAAAAGCCAAACCTTCGGAATTATTTCCTCTCTGTGGGTGCATTTCCAATTTGTAAACCTTGAATCAAAATCTACCATCTCTAAGCGGAATGTGTGCTTTTCGTCTGGATCAATCCCAATTCCCGTTAAGATTATAATGTTTTTACGAGCAACTTTCTTCATGTTTGCTATGAACTTATCAAAGTCTAAACAGTTATCAAGCACAGCAAAAGCGCAAACAGTATCAGCAGATAGTTCTAAAAATTCATCTGACTCAACTGCAATCGGTAAAGTCGTGTCTTCATATCCCTCAGCAGGAAACGCATCTACTCCAATGTAATGTGTTTTGCCTTCGATCTGAGTCTTTAAGAACTGACGACCACACCCGCAATCAATTACTGACTTACCGTAGCCACATTTAATCAAGTGTAGTTTGTAATCAGATACTGGATTCTGATACGTTGGATTATCGCTAATGACTTGAGGTTTCCGACCTGCTTTCAAATTAACGGTGGCTTGCACCCATCTGTTATAATCTGCTTTCATAAAAATATAAAGCCTGTTAATTTACTATACGCAAATCTCCAAATAGCCAATCCTATTAATGTCTCACCTTCATAAGCAAATTCTAAGATTCCAAAACGGGTTGTGGTTATTTGTTTGCGTTTCATAAAATCAAAGATAGTATTAATCCCCAAACTATTAGAGAGAATGTTAAAAATATTATGTACCAGTGTTTAGGCTTCATTAAAAAGGTTTTATATCTGTGATCTGAATTGAATAATTATACCCATTTAATAAAAACAACTCATCTTGAATGCGATTAATAAATTCATCCGATGGTTCATGTTCTTTTCTTTTAAACAACGTTACATGATAAGGCTGCATAAGATTTCCCATGTGAGCCTGTAAATGATAATACACTAAATAATCTTTCATATCCTTTTCTATTTTACTTTCACACTACATACTTACCAATCCAAAGGGCAGCCAACAATATAAAGCCCCAAATATGGAAATAATAAATATTCATAAAATTAATTATTCTGTTTTTCATAAGATATAGAATCCGTCTTTAAATAATTTATCTGAATACGTAACCTTTATTCCATCAATGAATCTTCTATGCTTCAAAATGTAGGCGTTATCTGGGTGAATAATAAGTCCCTTCGGTTTCCGTTTTACCGTTTGCCTGTAAAGAAGTATGCACTTTCTGATCTGTTTCATACCCCAAATGTAAAACTATTTTATGAAACATTGCACACATTAGGAAAAATAATTCACCCCACCTATTGCAGATTCAAAAATAAGTTGTAATATTGTCGTTCAGTCACGGTCCGCAAAACCAAAAGACTTTTTAGGCAGAAGTGCCAGTATTTAAAACCCACTCAATCTTTGCGGACCGTAGTGGGTTTTTTTATTTATACC